GTAACACTCCAAAAACAACACCAGCCGTATCCGCTGCGATGGATGAGGGGTTTTATATTGGAAAGGCAATGGGTAAGGTTAATAATGCCGGTCCAGCTTCACCAACTAATCCAATAATTGTCCAGGATTCTATAAGTGGAGAAGCAGTGGAAGTTAATCCGCTTGCTTGCTATGTACTGGATAGCTGGGACTCTCCAGTTGTTGGTTGTTGGGGTGATTTGTGTTTACAATTGGGGAGTCGAGTGATGGATAAACGCGATAGATGTCCATGTATTATAATTGCATTTAATGGACGTGCAGGGAATGATCTCCGTAAGGTAGCTAAATCTGCTGTGACATCTATCACTCTACTCACTGACTTGGAACAGGTTCGAGTAGTCACGGCAAACGAAATCGCATTGATTCCCGGTCTATCTGTAAACTCATTTTTAAATACACGAACAACTGCATATCGCTATAATAAAGATGATATAAAACATAGATATGCGTATTACTATGGTATATCAAATGATTACGTTCAACACATTGACCCCATGATGATTATACACAATGCAGGTGCCGGAGCAGATTGGCAACGAGTAATGGAAGTATATATTGATCCGACCATACCTCACAATACAGCAGACACTGCTAGAAATCTATTAAAATGGGATATGCATACGTATTTAGGGATTAAAAACGATAAACACGATTCTACAAACTTTTACTCTACTGAAAGTGCACGTAACGCCAAATTTGAGCAAGTATCATATATCATGGGCAATCAATATATACTAAGATGGAGTGGCGATTATTTAGAAATAAAAAAGGGGGAGGGGACTGGTGCTAAACCATCGGTTGATGCGCAAAATCAAATAAATATGGCAGCTGCACTTGAAACAAATAGTTTAAAAAATGATTGTGAACAATCTCTTGGTGTGACACCGGATGATAATACTGAAAATCGATGTAAATCTATCGCAGTTGATCATATCTACGGAAAGATACCAACTGCCACCGTAACAACACGTCAAATATTAGAATCATGTAATAGTGACGGTCAACTCATGTCACGTACATGCATGGAAGCCGCTCGTTTAAGTTCACGTGAAGATGTAGAAGCGTTACTTGGGCCTGCATTTACAAAATATTGTACACAGATACACCCAGAAGATAGTAGATGCGTAGAAGGAACTGCGTTCACATTTGTAAACACAGAGCAAGCAACTTCGGCAGATTTTAAAGCTGCGTATTATCACGAGTATCTGTGGCCCATTGTACTGGTTGTGGTATGTGCCACTGTATATTGCATTCAAAAAACAACAACAACAACTGGTAAAGATAGAAGTTTTTACTTTCAAGTACTTGCATGTCTCGGTATCGGATCTCTTCTATCACATATGTTATTACCAACATATACTGCAGATGCAATTTCTGGGTTTAAACGAAATGCTTTTATCAGTTAATAACGTACAAATTTTACCGATTGTAAAAACACCAACATATACGCAGTGGGTATAGACATTGGTTCGATTTCCGGTGGCGCGATAGATAGGATTGCATATTCCGATAGATATATATTCATGCGAGGTATGACATAGAAATTAATACAGTGTCTATATACTAAGGGACATGCGATATTCCATAATATTATACTAAACATATATATATGTGATCTGTCATGACGTTGAGGTTGTATTTCCATTTACTTTTTCTTTGGATAATATATTTGTTCAAAATGCTTAATCTTTTTTAGATTTTGAAGTCTACAGTAATTTGAACAGTGAGGAATACTAAATGTATAATACGTCGACTGTGTACTTTCTATTTGAGCATTGCATAGATCACAGTGTGCCCAAATACATATTTTTTGCGTGTCCATTGTCAGATTGATATATATCCTATATAATATATGAGTGATAATCATGACAGGTGTACTATACTTGTTTTATGATTTGATTGCATTTCATATAATAAGTTTGTGCAATACAGTTATTCAATGGTACAATACAGTTATGGATATTTGTTTTGGTAAAACTGGTATTATGTTTGGTGCACCTAGAGATATCGTAACGATATACAAACGCAACGAAGATGATTATTATACCTATTGTGTCCCGTCATTAGTTGTTGTTGGAAATGGGGACATGTTATGTTTTGCTGAAGCTCGTAAATATTCATCATACGACCACGGAACAGTTGGACTAGCAGTAAAACGTTCGTCTGATGGTGGAGATACTTGGGGTGATATTCACATCCTATTTGAAGCGGAAGGGATTACATATGGAAATCCAACGACTGTATATGCAAATGGTGCACTACATCTATTCTTCTGTAAGAACAACAAGCAAGTATACTACATGAGATCAATGGATAGTGCTGCGCATATATGGATAAAACCTACTGATATTACAACCGAAATTATCGGAATGTCAGAAGCATCTGACTGGATTGCAACCGGTCCAGGATCTGCATTGTATAACAATCATCGATTAATCGTACCAGTAAACTATGACGGTGGGTCTGCTACATTTTATTCAGATACATATGGTCAGACATGGTCGGTGTCTAACAAAATCAATATGGGTAATGAATGTCAAGTGATCCGGATTGGAGGAGATGCACTAATGATTAATTGTCGATACCATACTACAAATGGAAGTTCAACTACTCTTGATACAATCACATCTCCACGTATTATTACATATTCGTCCGACAATGGGTCTACATGGGAAGATGTACATATGAAGTGGCATATGAATACAAAATATGGAAGATCTACATGCCATGGGTCAATGATTTCATTAAAGACTGGCATGTTGTATATCGGTCCAGAAAATACTATTATACGTGCTGGGTTGTCAGTATGGTATTCTGTCATGGGATCCAGGTGGGAAAAAATATTAACAATTGATAATGGATTTTCGGCATATTCAACTATAACAACACTTGGTGATATGCATTTTATTGCATACGAACGTGGATGCGCATTTGATGGAATGAAACCATATACTACAGACATTGTACTATATCAACTAAACTAGTTTAGAACGCTTTGATGAGTTACTAGTTACCTTAGCTAGTCCAATTGTAAATGTAGTACCTGTATTAATGCTAGGTGTAAATTCCACAAGAAGGCCACCGGCTGATGCAAGTTGTTTGTTAGTTGTATTTGTAATTGTAGTATAGTTTACTTCATATTCGGGAGATGTATGCGATACTTCAATTGTATCACCAAGTGATAGTGGAAATAATTCATTATTGATATCAATAATAATTGTAGAATCTGCATTTACCAGTGTGCACCTAAGTATATGCGTATTTACCGGCTCCACTTCTGTGACATTATATGTGTTATCCGTCATATCTAACATATGGATTGTATATAACCAATCTGACTAAGCAGTGACTAATCCAGGTATAAATGGAGCTTTTTTAGGATCATATGTACCGGCTTCATATGCAACGAATGTTAGTAGTATTATTACTAATACTGGCCAATCCACTTCGGCCAATTCCCATAAAAGGTACAGTATAATAAATACCATCATAAACCATAATATTCTACGAGTAAATGGTATTATAAGTGATTTATGAAACTTCATTTATTTATACAAAATATTAAATTTTAAGATGACTAGTTTCTAGTGTTTTGAGTGACACGTCTTCATATGAGTCACCTGGGAGTATGCGACGAATTACTATATCAGTTTCTTTATTAAGAACAATATCAACGGCTTGGTCATGTAGTGTTTTGCTACTATCAATGACTGACGTTTTGTTATCCTGTAACTGTAACTCCACAATACCAGCTAATCTAGCTAGCTCAAACCGTGTTAAATATGACGACGTCTGAACTGGATACATATAGTTAAGCCTGTACTAAACGAAGACCAAACAGGAAATATGCGTTTGTTTCCACGCCGTCGTATTCGAGAACAGCCTGGCGCCTAGTAATTTTATAATCCTCGAATACGGTACGGTAAAGATCGGCGTTCCATGTTCCCATCTGAAGTCCGGTATCGCGGCAATATTGACGATATCCCTCGAGAAAGATTGCCTCTGTGATGTATGTGTCTGCTGCTGGGAGTGAATTATCCATATGAGATAGTTCAAACTTCCCAGACCTAAGCATGTAATTCACGAGCGGCTGGAGCTCAGAAATGATTTCATTTCGTACATCAAGAAGCTGCTGTGAACAAAGAGTAGTTCCGTCACCACGAACGGACCAAAATCCCTTCTTATTTGACCGAATTGTCATCTGGCGGTACATGATGGTAAACTTGGGGATATATTCTAGAATGTCCTTGGACATTCTATCACCAAGCTCTTCATCTTGTTCGATAACACGATGGTTAAATGGAACGAGCACAAGACGCCTAGCCATGGAACCGGCAGCGTCCTTCCACCCTGGGAGTTCGTTACCTGCCATAACGAACGGCGCTGTCCACTTCTTGTCATAACTCTTTTCACCCTTGCGAACGATGGTAACGCCTTCACCCGAAACACATTGCTGAAGCGTCGCCTGATTAAACCTGAAGTCGCGCTTTGCCTCATATGTGATAACAATATGAGCATCAGCAATGTGCTCTAAACTAAACTGGTCCTGGCAGTTACTGTTTAGAATACCAATGGCTTCGGGATCAAAACACTCGGAGATGAGATTGAGGACGGAAGACTTTCCGGATCCCGCCTAAAACAAAACATTTTATTGGTTATATAAAGATAATAAAGTGTGTATGTGTAGTGTATATGAATAAAGCTCACCACACCCTTGAAAAATAGGAGAAGCTGCATATCATCATATTGCTTTGTTTCGAAGAAAAGTCGACCAATGAGTCCATATATATTTTCAATGGTATCTGGTGTGAGTTTCTGGTATTCAAGTACATTGTCAAAATCGCGACACTTGAATACACTTGGATCAATGTCCATGAAATCCGTGCAGTTATTGATGTAATCACCGTGCTTAAATTCATACTCATAATGACGCAGACACGTATCGTTGCCATTTGGTGGTACAAAGTCTACTGCAGATGGATCATACTTAACCATTCGATCGATTGCTTGTTGTGTAATCTGTGGCCAATTTTGCTCATCTGCATAGTCATAAAATGCGCAATGTTTGGTATGATAAATACCATTGATACATGAATAAATGTGCCGGTTGGGGTTAAGTGGGAGGAAACGTATCTGCTTGGAATCCTCGGTGAGGAAACGCGATAGATGAGCATTCATATTATACGATGGTGCATGAGTATATAATTTATACATTGCATAGTTTTTCTCCATTGTAAGTTCATTTGGAATGAAATCTGTGACTTTTTCTTTACGTTCCCATGCAAATACCGGACTGTTGTCCTTTGTGACAATGCGCTTGTAGCAATATTTTTTATAATGCCTGTATCCATAGTTATCTAGTTGGTTAAGAATATGGTTCTCAACCTGCTGGTGAGGTTTTAAATCAGTATCCGAAATAATATTGACTGCTGTTTCATACTTGGTCAGACTGGCATAGCGAGACGAATTGATATGATTCGTCATCATAGAATGCGCAATCATATAATTTTTGCACACTTGCACCGTTTTTAAAATGTGAGCAAGTCTGCCGCGTCGTTCAAGACCTTCTGCTGTATCTGACATGTAAACATCTCTGTTTTCGTCCGGTACAGTCATACAAATACGAAATAGTCTGTAAATACCAATGCTTGTTATATCAAAAAGTTGTTCGATTTCTGCTGGTTTGAGTTCCGAATCCGTGGCCGAGTGTAGATCAGATACTTTGCCAAGTAGCCATTTGTAATATGAGATAGTTTCCAGGTCTGGGTGATTATCCAACCATACATTACTTAACATGTCAAATAAATCATCAATATTTTCAAACCCACCAATGCGTGAAATTGCATACTGTTCATTTGCACACAAAAGTGCAAACAATTCTTCTGGTGAATATACAGCTGCATCAGTTTGCATTAACTCAATTTCAATCTCTTCATCTAGTGTATTGTCACCAAATGAATTACCATAATGATCGTCGGACATATAGATAACAGCCAGGAATCAGATTTAATATCCTGGAGACAAAAATATATAACCCATAATAAAGAACATTACTATGGATCAGCTTATGAATGATGTCAAGATTGGTAAGGAAGATATTGATACCCTTATTAATACGATGATGACCGATTACCCCACTGAAGAAATGCAGGACGGTTCCAGTCATGTAATGTGGATTCGCCGTGAAACCGCTAAGCTAATGCGCTCGCAGATTGAACTTGCTAATAAGGAAGCAAAACTTGATAATCGCGAAAAGGCAATTGTTGCACGTGAGCGCGCACTTCGTTAAATATTTTATTTGGCTTATATAAAATATAAACTGGCCATATGTCAGTTTCAAGTAATATTGCCGGGCGTAGATCGCGTGCAATGGAATCAAGTCAACTAGCTGCCGCGATGGCAGCTGCAGGCGTCGGTGCACCTGCTCCAAATCCACAAGCCGCGGGCGCCGCTCAACAACCACCTGCACAGCCAGATACTTCTTCACTTATTAATGCTCAAATGGCAGCCAGTGCAAGTGAGGCAACAGCACAGAAACAAAAAGAACATACGGCTAGGCTACAGCAGGAACTTGAAAGAATGAAAAACGAACAAAAAAATTCAAAATCTAATATGTCGAATTTAATTAAATGGGGTAATGACAATCCAAAAGATTTTCGTCAGGCTGTAGTAATTGGGTTTATAGTTATATTAGCACTCGTGTTAATTGGTTATATGATGTTTGGCCCCGGGGCGGATTGTAATGCTATTGGTCAACAGTATATGGAAAATATTGATGCAAACATAGATTTACATGGGTTTGTAATTGCATTTAAAGCGGATCTAACTGCAAATGACAATGGTAATATGGTGACCATTGCAACAAGTGATGACGTGAAAGATGATTCGTGGCTAAAAACAAACGCGATTGAACTCCGTCGGGATAGTGGTGCATTTGTTCTATCTCTATATGGAAACAGTGTAGATAGTCCAGGAAATGATTCGGTTGAATTTAATGCACGGGTCGGGGCACATGGTCCAGTTGAAATCCGAGTGATTGCATTTGAGGGGTTTGCTGCAATTAGAATAATTCAAAGTGGGCATACCGATAAATACGAGATAAAACCATTTAAACGCCTCACTGAAGAATTGCGTTTCCGTTATATGAATGTGAGTAATGGAAACCGTACAAAGATTAATAAGGTAGATGTATACTCACTCTCTCCGAAAAATTCCAAGGTAGATACATGTTATAACTAAATAGATAATGTTTAATTTTTTGTAATCGTTATATAAAGGTAAACATGGCCACACCAGAAAAAGCACTTGCCACTCTAAACAATATTGCCAAAGATTTTGCCGAATGCTATATACTTGCCTGTAGAGTTTACGTACGAACTCCTGCATCACGGGATCAATACAAACATGTAGATGCGAATCATAGTATCATGTCTTCTTCGTTTGATAGTAATTTATATCTTACGAAAGCTGATGTCGAATATTATGCTGGTGTGCCAATTTGGATTCTGTCTCCAAATGACTATTGGGGAAATGTGCGGCAATTTACGCGCAATGAAGACATCGAGATCGATCCTACTACTGGTATAATTACGGATCAATCAAAGAAACCATGGCTAAAGGCTGCTATTGGGAACCCAGGGAATCTCACTGTATTTAATAACATTTCTAAGTTTTTACCAATATCAACCGTAATGTATGACCAGGTTACGGCAATGTATTATCAATCATATTTAGACAATGTGAAAAATCACGTAATTCATTATGAATTTCAGGGAAATCCAAACGAGAGGATGTACATTAGTAAACTGCTAACTATGGCAGTAAACGCATACTCTCGTGCCGGTCCAATGGCAGTGACCATTCCGGAGCTATTGATGCAGTATTTTGGAAATGATGATGTTATGCTATTTGATTATTATGACGTATTGGAAGTAAAAGCTGCGGTTGTTGTTGATGAAGTGTTTTTACTAAGTCCGAATGATGCATATTCTACAATTCAGAGTATTGCTATAATGAAACGCGACGCTACCATAGACAATGATCAATGCAAGAAGCTAGCACTCTTTGGACAAAGCGTGAATGGTAAATATGCTGTAACCATAAAATCTTCAGGGCCATGGTTGTATGTTCATCCAAAATTGATACCTGCATTAAAGGAGATGATTACAATGTACGATAACATACGTAAACAGAATGCCGATGGAAACGGCGGTCAGGATGTGCGATTTACCTGTGAAGAACACATTGCTAGAGCCATGCATTTGATGAAGTATCTGTCAGTTGATGATTATGAACATAACATGGGATTATATTCACTTGCAGTGCAATTGTTGAAAATTCGTAAGGATTTACTTGATCCAGCAAATTGTTTAATCTCGGTTGGAAATGACCCGATTAATGGGTCAGCTACAAAACGAGATTGTAAACTAAAAAAGACGATCCTGGACAATTTTAAGGCAGGCAATCAAGGCATTACCGAATTATATGTATTTCCGGTAAATATATCCGGTGACGTGATAAATGAAGAAATAACACATATAACGACAAAAGATAATATGGTAGTAAATGGCGTAGATCTTAAAAATAACAAGAATGATATTGTAATGACAAATAATCACCCATGGTTGGTGTTATATAATGAAGGCAAGTCGTCTGGTATTATGGCAAAGGCTCTGTATGATTCGGTCAAGAAAATTATTGAATCGGCAAACAATGCCGTAAATCGGATATGAGAACATATACACTGGAATCTAACAATAAAGTATATGTTGGACAAAATGCTAGAGATAATGAAGAGATGGTTCTTTTTTTTAACGAGGTCGATGCATTGTGGTTTCATATAGAAGATGAGTCTGGGCCTCATGTAATTGTAGAATCTGCATCAGCTACGGATATAAAAGAAGCCGCTCGATATGCTCGCGGGAACCATACGGGGAGATGTACTGTAATGTATTGCAATATCAGGGAATTATCCAAAAATCATAAATGTGCCGTCGGTGAGTTTATAACACCCGAGAACTATAATACTGTAACATTGAAGAAATGAAAATTCTTGTGATGATATTCGTATGTATGTTGTATGCAATTGCCGACTGTATTGTTAAGTGCGTCGGTCGCCCGGCTCATAAAAAATATCATACTTTAAATAAAAGATAATGTACTCGACAGAAGCACTTCTCGCACCGCAACAAAATATTTCAAATGTAAATAAAGTTTTTCGTATGAATGGTGCAATTAAAACGACACTGCGTTTCCGTAAAATAATATTCCTTGTTATATTCACATTGATCATGTCGTTGGTATACCATTTTGCATTTAATGATACCGTGAGTCATGTATCGGGTAGTGGTAAATATATCGATAGTTTACATTTTAGCATTGTAGCAATGTGGGGGTTGGTTGGGGAACAGTTTAATGTAGAAGATCGCCTGGCTAGATTTATTATATTGGCACAAACGTCTGTGTCTTTACTTGTTGTAGCATTTATATAAAAATATATTATAAATATAAAAG